AGGAGGATGTTCGCTTATGGTCGTTTTCTGCGCAGAACTAGAGCACTTGCTCGATCACACTGCTGGCCCACAAGGCCGGTACCGAAGACAGCCAAGAAACACTGGCCCAACGTGCAAGTGTTGTGGCGCTCCCTACGTGGCTCGATCGACACGACCACGGATCACTTACTACTACCCTCGATGCCAATGTGCTCCGAGGCATGGAATTCCAAAGCTTCGCCCAAGCAGATTCAACCATGGCCAAGAAACCTCCAGCAGCAGCTCCAGCCGATGATTTCGACGACGAGGACGAGGTCGACAACAAGCGGCCTCGTGATTCGTATAGCAAACATCGTAAGCGACAGGCTTCCAAGGCAAAGGAAGAATCGACCGAAGCTCGTGACATTGGCCCGATCCCTGCGATCGTCAATCCAAAGCGACGCGAGTCCTGTCGTAAAGACCTGAAGCGGTTCCTGCTGACGTACTTTAAAGAATCGTTTCCGCTGCCTTTTTCGCCAGACCATGAGCGAATCCTTAAAGACATCGAACAACGCGCGATCGACGGTGGTTTGAAATGCATCGCTATGCCTCGTGGATCCGGCAAGACAACGATCTTGCTGCGAGCGATGCAGTGGGTGCTGTGTTACGCGCACCGACGGTTTGGAGTGCTCGTTGAAGCAGACGAGGGTGCAGCCGAGGAATCGCTCGACGTGGTCAAAATAGAGTGGGAAACCAACCCGCTACTGCTCGAGGATTTCCCGGAGATCGCTTACCCCATTCGATGCCTCGAAGGGATCACCCAGCGAGGCAACGCCCAAACCACCAACGGCAAGCGAACGCTGATCGGATGGAAACGCAAAGAGCTCGTCTTTCCAACCGTTGAAGGATCACCGGCAAGTGGTGCTGTCATTCGTGTGACGGGGATCCTGGGCCGAGTGCGCGGAATGCAAAAAGTAACCGCAGACGGCAAGACGCAGCGTCCGGATTTCGTCCTGGTGAACGACCCTCAAACCGACACGTCTGCATTATCCGATCCAGAGTGTGCCAAGCGGGAAAAGGTGATTGGTGGAGCCATCCTAGGTCTAGCTGGACCTGGAAAGCGAATTGCAGGGTTTGGAGCAGTCACGGTCATTCGCGAGGGAGATGTCGCAGACCGGATGCTTAACACCAAGCTGATGCCCAAGTGGCACGGCGACCGCTGCAAGCTTGTCTATGAATGGCCAACGAATACGGATTTGTGGGACAAGTATTTCGACCTGCGATCCGAGGAGATTGCAGAAGGAAACGACGAGCACCCAAAGGCGACCAAATACTACAAAGCTAACCGCAAAGAAATGGATGCTGGATCCAAGGTCGGCTGGGAGCATCGGAAGTACACGCACGAACTATCCGCGATCCAGCATGCAATGGATCTGCGGTTCGACAACCCAGACACATTTGACGCGGAGTATCAGAATGAACCGAAATCAGCTGTTGTTGCTGTCGATGGCATGCATTGCCTTACGTCAGACGAATTTTGCTTGCGCATACTGCCAACCCACCGTCGTGGAGAAATCCCCGACTGGGTCGAGCACATCACCCTCGGATGCGACGTCCAGGGATCTTCGCTCTGGTGGGTCGTCACTGGTATCGGTTCGGACTTTTCCGGACTCGTGGTTGATTACGGAATCTGGCCAGATCCTGGCATCGACTACATCACGCTCTCAGAGATCGATCGAACGATCATACGAGCCACCGGAATCCGATCGCCCAACGAGTCGCTACTGGCAGCGCTGAACAAGCTTCGAGACGAACGACTGGCCGTCACGTACACACGCGATGACGGCACGCAGCTGCGGCCAGAGATCATGGTCGTTGACGCTGGCTATCAGTCCGAGGTTGTCTATCGATTTAGCCAGCAGCATCAGCACGTGGTGCCCAGTCACGGTAAAGGGGTCACGGCCCGGCAGCGTCCATGGGCGATGGAAAAAAAGAAGGCAGGCGAGCGCATGGGATTCGGCTGGCGGATGCCTCCGACACGAGGAACCCGGGCCCCGCGGTACGCCTTGATCGACACTAACACCTGGAAGACCTCGATGGCCGAACGATGGACGACTGATGCCGGTGAGCCTGGTGCCTGGTGGCTTTACCGAGCCGCTCCGCTGCGTCACAGAATGATTGCCGACAACTTGTCCGCAGAATACCCGACCAAGACCTCGGGCCACGGCAGAGAGCTGTTTGAGTGGGCCATTCGGCCTGGCCGAGACAACCACCTGCTCGACGCCACAATCCTGGCCGCGGTGGGTGCGTCGATCCTGGGAGTAAAAGTCCCCGGGGAGTCCGACCGAGTCGTCAAGCGACGCAAGATCTCGATGAGCGACCGCCAAAGCTCTCAATCAAGCGAATCCCGCGAGCAAGACGCATTTCGGGCTATGGGGTCAAAGACGGCCAACGATCGCTTCGAAGCCGTCATGGAAGCAGTTAGCAAGCCTACTGGAAAGATGAGTCTAGCCGAGTTGCGAGCGCTCAGGCGCAAGTCTAGCTGATGCGTCCAAATCAAAAATGTCGTAGCCGAACACAAAGACCGACGCTTCCCTAATTTTTTGCTCTGCCTCACGTGAGGCGTTCGCCGACGCTAGTATCTCCTCTTTGGACATCTCACTTCCGCGAATCGCAAGATCATGTTGACGGCCCCGAAGCTCGAAAGCCTCTTGCGCGCACAGCTCAAAAAAAGTGGCTATGAGTGAAAATCGAGTGTTTGGATCCCTGTGCTTCCAAGCCAACAGCCGCTGTTTTGCTACCACGGCTCTATACTCGGCATCTGTGTAATCGTTAGTTGGATGTCGCATTCTTGTCTCCTTGCTGCGAGCGATGAGGTGCAATTTCTGTGGGGTTCCCAGGCATGAAAATGTCTTCGCCAAACGTCCGAATCGAATGCCGCCGGATCATCGATTCCATTTCGTCCATAGCTTGTTTGGCCTGAAAAGCTTCGTCCGTCATGTTCGTTGGGCTGTTTATGCACCCGTAATTGAGCACGAAAGTGTTGCGTAATTTAGCGAGGTCGTTGGCGACCTTCGCTAAGCTCATTATGAAATTCGCGATCCGCATTTGCCGATGATGATCGATTTCTTGATCTTCCGACCACATCTCTATCGTACGCATCCGCTGGAACTTGTCGTGCTCAACCGCTTTCATGATTTGCCTTTCTTTCTCGGTTCTAGTCTACGGACACCGCAGGCCCACAAACAGGCCCACAATGAAGAAAACCCAAGCGTTTTTCAGCTTGTGCGAGTCTTGCTAAGACTCGCAGATGTTGAGTTTTGCACCATGCTCCCAAATGCAGAGCACGCACCCAAAGGGTGGCCTTTCATTTGGCTGTATAGCTTTCTGTCCAGGTTTTAGGAAACGCAATCTACCCGGGAGAAATTCCACGCGCAGAGGGCTGTCGATACGATCCCTGTACGGCTCTATGCCTTTTTGCCACCAAGTTTGTTCAGTCCTGTTTGCAGGTAACAGCAGAACAATCAAGCTTGCTTCCGTTTCCATCCAAGCTTTTTCTATCCACGGAAGAATATGGCTAAACGGCGGATTGCAGTAGACTCGCTCGCCTTTCCATGATTTTGACAATGCGTCATCATCAACCGTCCAATGCCGATCCAACTTGCGATTCTCGATCGAGGATGCCGCGTCTATCGTAAATGCGAATCTTTCATTCAGTCGTTCAAAGTCTTCAATCGGCAACGCACGATCATCGACATTCTTGTTTGATCCAGCGTATCTGGTTTGCTGCGGATGATTTTTAGCCTTGAATTTAACAAGCATTAGCTTACCTCAACAACTCCAGTTTTCCTTTGCCTAAGACTCGCAATCGTCGGTTTTCAGCTCCCGCTCTGCCGTCAGCATGAACCAATCCAAGTCGACTTTCGGGAACATCTTTTTGGTTGTGTAGGGCCCCGAGTGAGTAATTCGGTAGCCTTTATCTTCCAATTCTGCGAACACGGATGATTTGTTTTCAAAGTGCTCAACAATTTCGATCCGCTCAATGACCGTGATTTTTCGTCTGGGTGATTTACTCATGTGTTACTGTACCCTATACCACGGAAGCCAGATCCTGTACTCACGCATGAATCCGGCGATGTTGTGTTGGTAGATGAATTGTCCACCTTGGAAGCCAGGAGTCAGGACCTTGTAGACGCCGAACCGTAGTTGTCTCCAGCCTTGCGAATCTTCAAAGCCGTTTATTTCAAAGCTGCATTCGACGACCCAGCGTCCGACCAGATCTTTTGGGCGTTGCACCTTTTGCAGGTCTCGCAAAAAACGAATGTTCATCGATTCCTCCAAACAAATGCGATCAATGTGCACAGCATCCAGAGACAGTTAGTGAGAACCCATAAATTGACGAAAACAAATGGTGTCGCCCATTTTTGATTTTGCGTCACGACAGAGGCGATCAACGCCGGGAACACAGAAATGCTTGGTAATACCAACCAAGACACGACAAGCAACAAAAAATCGTAATCGGATCTCATTAATTAATTCCTGCTTGGCTTGATCCCGCTCAAAACGATACCAGCAATGCTCTGGTTGTTTGCAGCCACGACAGCCCGCAGCTGCTCGAGCTCGTGCTGCGAGGCAGACCATTGCATGTAGAGATTGTTGTAGGCCTCCTGTGCCATCGTACGGTGCTCACCGAGCTTACGTTGTGTCGATTGGAGCTCTGCCTTTACAGCATGCCCCCAATCGTTTGATCGCTGGAGCTCGTCTCGCAGTTGCTCAACTTCGTCGCGAAGCTTTCGCGATGCGTCGAAGATCGCCATCAGGAGGCCCGGGTGGGTCTCCCACTTGCCGATGAGCTCCATCGCCATGTCGACGGTGAGCGGGTTGTCGTCTGTCGTTGGATCGTCCATCAGTTGCACCTGCTCCCGCAGCTGGCGTACCCGGCCATGTCGACCCAGTTATCCCGTTTGCGCTGGTGGATCTCTCGCGAGCACTTGAGCTGGATCATTGCCATGGCGACGTGCCGAGGCTCGAAGGCTTCGCCCTCTTTGCGCATGTGTCGGAACAACGCTGTCCACATTCCAGCCGTACGCCGGAAGTCCTGATCTGGAGGCCCATAAGTCGCTTGGCGATCGCCTCGGGTGATTTTGAAGGCCTCAGCAAGCACATCGTCGGATTGGCGAATGTCTTGGCTCGAGCACTCCGAGCACCCGCAATCGTCGTCGAGGTCGTCCTTGGGTTGTGAGCGCCGAGCGCCGTCTAATTCCCAGAGATTAGACAGCATGACTGCCATGTCTTGGGGATTGCATCGTGGGTAGCGAACATACCCAATTTTCTCGTCGTCTCCCACGTACACGAAACGAACGCTCTTTCCTGCCCAGACAGCCAAAGAGAACTCGGCCACAGCACCAGCCGACATGTGCCACTCCGGCAGCATGACGATCTCGTCGCATCGCATCACAGCGTCAATGCAGCGACGCATGACTCGGCTGAAATCCAATTGTTTCGGGAACACGCAGTTGTCCGGGTTGGCATACTTTGGATCGACCATCGGATCGAAACCATCTTGCTTGCGATCTTCGTCGGCAGGACTGATGACTTCGTACCGCTGCTGAGAGAGCAAACAATCACGAACGCGGTCGAACATTTGGTAGTTGAAATAGGGGCGGCCCCGCATTGGGCCAGCAAGGTAGAGAACCCTCTTTCGTTGGATCGGTTCGGTTTCCGGATCTTTGTTTGAATCGTACGCGTTTTGCACCGTGTACCCGACCGTGATCTTTTCGGCAGACGACGCGTCTACATCCATTTTGCGAAAGAACCTAGCGTTTTCTCCATGTTGTTTGCCTAGTTCTTTTGCATCCAATACAGTCATCCCGATGGTGTTTTTGCAATCAGATAAGCTTTGGAAACTGCTTGCGATTTGATCTCCATCTTGAAGCGTTTCATGGTCTTGCAGTTCTCGAAGGTTCCCGAGATAGATTGCGTCGATAGGTTGCTCGGGCTCGGCGGTCTTGCACTCACTAAGGTGCGTCCACCATGACTTATCAGCATGTCCACAAACATGTACAGCATCGCCAAGTATCTCCAATACTTCGACTTGCGCCCAAACCTTATCGCCTTGCTTTAGCTGACTCATCCTCTCATCCTCCTGAAAACCGAACCAAAGAAACCTTACGCTGCTCCCCTGCGGATCAGCGGTGATAGATACGAAACACCTTCGATGATCGGGATCTGCAAATTCAGATGCCCTAGACCACGCTGCACTAACTGGATCCCATAGCCGTTGACCCAGTCGGTTAAGTTTTGATGCATCCAGTACGGCTGGAGCTGGCAAAGACAACCAGGATTCCAGGCTCCGATCGGCCCGGAATCGACCGTCCGCTTAGTGGCCAGATCCATCCGGTGCGTGTGACCAAACCAAATGTTTGCGTTGTACTTGGCCAGGTGAGCTGCCGCAGCCGCTTTGCTCGTGTACTGGCCATGTGTGAAGTAGCAGTTGTCCCGCTGGATCGTGCCTGGCACCTGGCAGTTGTCGTACCACTTGCCTTGCTCAAACAGGGCGATTCCACGCTTCGGGAGCTGCAGCACGACGGCAGTCGAAAAGTAGCTGGCAATCAAGGCCACGTCTCGCTTGCCACCTTTGCCGGACTTTAGCGTATCGGTGACGATCCACTTCTCGATGCGTCGCTCGTGGTTCCCTTCAAGGTACTCGATCGTCGCTTGTGGAGCTGCCGACTGAAGCTCGTCGAGGAACTGGTTGGTTGCGTTGCAGTCGTCTTCAAAAGTGTAGTTCGCTTCGGCGACATAGCCCCACGTGTGGTGCTCGGCCAGGAACCCACCGCAGTCGAGGTGATCGCCCAGCATGATGATCGAATCCGGCTTGAGCATCCGAATGTCGGCCAGCATTGCCGAAGCTGCTTGCTGGTCGATGAAGCATCCGTGGCTGTCTGGCACGATCACCCGCAGCGTCACGCCGCCCTTGGATGCTCGAGCCTTGCGATCCAGCCGGAGCTTGACGCGACTGCTACGCAAGTCTTGAAGTGTGTTTTCCAGTCGCTCGCGAGCCTTACGCTCGATCGCTAGCTGGTGCTTGAGCTGGTTGAGTTCCGCGCGAGCCGTCAGCAGATTCTGGTCTGCCGACTGCTGCTGGCGATGATACTCTTTGACCGCTTTGGACGTCGACCAGCGAGGTTTTTTGGCTGGTTTATTCCCCATTTTGCGAATCCCTAAGTTTCCTTAGCCAGTTGCGAAACGCTTCGTGTTTAACTTCGAAGACTTTAGCGTCCACGAACCGGTAAAAGGCAGACACTGACGGGAAAAGATCGCGAGCTTCGCCTCCAGAAATCCAATCAGTTGCCATGTCCTGCAGCTCTCTGGCGATCTTTGGAGACTTTACCTGCAGGCTGTCAAACCAGGTCGTGGATTTTGGCCGAAAACTGTCTGCCGACTTTCGAGCGATCGCAAGCAGCGAATTGCTCGGCTTTGGCTCAGGCTTGGATTTCTTAATGGGTTTGGTTGGCATCATGCCTCCTGCGTGAAAGGGTCAGCAAGCCTCGGCTGGTTGTGGTGCTGGCTTGGCCGGTGGCGGTGGAGCTGCTGGGACTTCGTGCTTGATCGCATCCCAGCTTTCCCCTGCCGCCTGGCACATGCGAACCATGACCGTGCCTAGGTAGTTTTTATGCTTCTCGATCTGGTTTTCGCGGATTCGCGACAGGGCATCGAGGAACCCTGCGCGGTCGATGTCGGTCGCGACCCATGCCATCCGCCAGATGGTGTCGCGATCAAGGCCACGCAGTTTCCCGCGTGCTTGCATGTCGCTCATGTCCCGAGCCAGAAGCCTAACCGATTCCCGAAATTCAAATCCCGCCGCCGTCCAAACGATCGAACGACGGGTCTTTGTCTTGTCTTGTTCGGTTATGTCCTGTTCGGTTACGTTCGGTCGTGTGCTCGGGGGATTCCCCTGAACTGCCGGGGCTTCGTCGGGGGATTCCCCCGAGGAAGTAAATTCACTGTGTTTTTCTTGCTGTTCAGCCAATCCCCGAGACACTTCGGCAGCAGGAGCATGCTCAAGCCACCCGATGTCGGTGCGTGACGCCCACGCGACCAGATCGACGAAAACAGACTCAGGAAAACCAGTGACCCTGGCCAAGTGGGAGATCTTCAGGGGAATCCCCCGACTATTCCCCAGCGTCCCCCTGACATGGCAGGTGGCCGCGTAAGCACACAACGCGCACCATGCACCGTAGATTGCCGGCGCACGATCCTCGAACTCTTCTAGCATCGCCTGATAGCCTGTCGACGAAAAGCCGACAGGCATGGCGATCCAAGTGAGCTGCTTCAATTTGCGAGACTCCGCTCGCTCGAACGTCTCTGTCCACTTCGAGATTCGCAAAACAGGCTGGGTCGCGTCAGTCATGGATCACCACCCTGTACACTTCCCACGCGACGAGGGCGACGACAGACCAGAAGCTTGCTGTGACGCACACAGAAAACATCCTGTCGATCGCTCTAGCCATCTCGTCCATGTGATCCCCAACCAAATCGTCTTGCCAATCATCTCGTTCATTGTCGAACGCATCGAGATCTTCGGCGCGTCCGGTCGACTGTTCTACATCGTGCCACATCAAATTGCCCTTTCTGATGTTTACAACTCAGCCTGGAAATTCGTCGAAAGTGTTGTTGCCAAGATCCGCGACTTTACGCGGAGGCACGTTTAGCTCACGCGTGGCCGTGCTAAGACCTGGCGTGTCAAGCCAATCCATGATCTCCGCTCGCAGCTCTCGCTCGTTAGCTGGGAGGAAATTCGCATAACTCCGCAACGCGGCCACCGCTGCTGGATCGCGTACGGATCCATCGGAATTGAAAGGACGCAGGACGAAACTCCCCGAGTCCAATGGATGCCCGTCCGGTGTTCGGACGTGGTATTTGGTGAAAAGCTTGCTCATAGTCCTTTAGTCTTTTTCAATACGGATGTTTTCATGCTGTGTCGATTTGCACGCCACTCAGCGAAGTCCTGTCCGAGCTGCTCGGCAGCTTGTACAGCTCTTTTGTTGATGGTCGACCAGTCCAGATACATGGCTGGCGTGGTGTTCCAAGATTCGTACCGAAGAATCACCGCCTCGTCAGCCAGATGCAAAGATCGCT